GAACCGAGAAAGAAACATCGTTCTCGTAGTGATCGCCGATCCAGATAGTCTGCTGCCGGCGCAGCGCATTCCTCATGTCGTCATCGACCAGGTTGTAGGAGACTTCGATCCTGTTCGACAACTCGGGGCCCGCGGCCTTCAGGACCGGCGCGCTGATATCCATCCTCGCATCGGTCAGGCCATAGCCCTTCTTGGCAGCCGCGATGTGGGACAGCTCGTATATCTTCTCGATATCGTCCAGGTGCCGATCAGTTACTCGATCGGACCACCTCGCCATAACGCGATCCACCGCCTTCGTGGCCGCGTTCTCGTCAGCTTGGCCAATGGTACCACTGCCGCCCTGAACCGCCTTCTGTGCGGCCCGTGCCGCCTCAGCCGCTAGCTTGTGCCATTCGCCGTACAGCAGCTCGCGATCGCGTACCTCGACTTTCGCCGCCTGCGACAGCTCGGAAACGCCAAGGGCCTTCGATACGATGTCATCGGCAGCCCGAAGACCATCGTGAAGGTGCCCCAGTTTCGAGTCGCAGTCGCATCCCACAGTCCCTACTCTCCATCATCGTCGCTGGCGAACAACTCCGTCTGCCACTGGTCCTCCAACCGCTTTCTCAGGTCAAGGAGACCGGTGACGATATCGCCACCGCCAGTCTCCTGGTCGAGTAGGCGGGTAATCAGATCGAGCCGCTTGAGCGCTGTGAGCTGCTGCCCGGGTTCAGTAGGATCGGCTTGATTCTTCACGGCCTCAGCCATCGCCAAGCTAAACGGTAGATCCGGGTTGAACTCCTCCGGAAAGTCAGGAAGTTCGGTACCGAGAATGTCCTCGAGCACGCGCCGCGCGATCCTGGGTGTCATACCGCCAGTCTTTTCGGCGCCGGCCAGAATCTTTACCAGCTCCTCGTTGTCAGTTGTGTTGGGACTGTTAGACTTGAACACGTGATAAATCACGCCCATCACAGGAAACAACTGCAAGTTCACGAAATCGTCAAAGTCGTCACGAGCAGGGGCGAAGACCTGCTCATCAGCAAGCCGGCGCGAAGTCTCGGCGGTCGTACGAGTATAATCTTCTGTGCGCCCCAAAAAGATAGGTGGCAGCCGAAATGAGACTCGGACCTTGTCTCGATTATCTTTTGCATAAACCGAAAACTGTGCATCGCTTATCTGCTCGCGCGTCAACGGCTTAACGTCGATACGGCAATGGCCCGAATCCTCACCTCCATCATCGTCTTTGCTCTCCGCCTCGAGCACCAGCGCAGTAGCCCGGTTATCATTGCCCTGCAACTTCTCCATCAGCTCCTTGATCCGGTTTACGGACTCCTCTGTGAGCTGACCGTTACTTACAGCTATAAGCAGGCTCGGAACGTTATTGTTGCAGAAGGTCGTGTAGTTGATCTCAGAAGCCTTGCGATCCCCAAACATATCCAGCATCACGCCAATAAACCTGGGCATGCCGTACGGCGATCGAGTCGAGTTGATTGAGAAGTGAATCGCCTCGGTAGCCCGGCGCTCATACGGCATAGGCGCACCGGTACCGTTCCAGTTTTTGACTTCTTCATCCGGGACCACCTTGCCGTTAGTGTTATCTATAACCCGCGGATCACCGAACTCCTTGAACCAGACCTTCTTTGTGCCAGTTACCATCGAAGAGGTGGACATGAAGGTGGATAGCTGTACATATCTCCGAAAGCGTATACGAGTCGCGAACTTCGCCACCTTTACTTCGTTTTCACTGACGTGCTCAATGGCCGGAAAGTCAACACCAACCCACTCCGCATCTTGAGCGGATATCCTAACTTGATAGCTCCTTATCGGCGCGAAGTACTGGATAACCCCGGTTGTTGGGTTCCGTACAACCTCCCAGTAGGCATTCCCCGTTGCCTCGAGGTCTCGGCGCATCATTCCTCTGATCTGCCGAAACGACGACTTCATACCCGCGTACAGAAAGAAGTTCTTCAGCCTAAGCCTCTCAGCGATGATCTTCTTACGAGTTTCATCATCCGCCTTCTCAGGCTGAACCCGCGGCAGGAGTCTATAACCAAACCCATCAATGTTCGTAGCCATCACACTGAGGCATGGCTCCAACTCCGTGTTGTACTCCCACAAGGTAGTGAGCAAAAACAGGTCGAACGGAGGAGCCAGCACTTTCTTTTCCGCTACCAGTTGAGCGAACTCGTCTTCAGGCAGCTGCCTCGACGATCCAGATGGACCCGAGTCCAGCTTCGCTACCGGCACCTCAAACACAAGAGCATGCACCTTGTTGGATCCGTTCTTCTCTGGCACAGCGGGGATCTTCTTGACTAATGTCTCTGTCATCTCGTCACCTATAGCAATCCGAAGGTCTTCCTCTCTCTACTCGTACGCGGCTTCTTTTGCGATGCCTCTAAAGCATCATCAAACGCATCGAAGAAGTCCCATTTACATCCTGGCAGTCTGACCAGTGCATCGATTGGCTTCTTATGGATGTTCTTGCGAAAGAAGACTCGGTTGTTCTCGAAGTGCCTCGCCCGCTTCCAAGCACGTGAAGTTTTATCCAGCTTGGTGTTGATACGCTTGACCACCATGCTCGGGCGTTTCTCTTTTACGTCAACCGCCAAGTAGTTCTGATACTGAACTGTTTCTATGCCGACCCGAAGCGGGGTGTACTTGTCGTAGAACTCCAAAACCTTATCAGGCTGAGCAGTTGGCTTCAGGTGCTGCAGAAAGTAATCGACCACGTAGATCCAGACATCGTTGCGAGCCCACGACCCTTTGATACCAATCACACAGATCGCGAACTGCGCGTTCTCCTTGCGCTCCTTCTCATCGCAAGCGAGGTCTACTCCCATATACAGTCTCAGCTCCTCGAGCTTTGGGAACTCCGCATCGTTGAGCTCCAGGCAATCATCGTAATCAAAGATCTCGCCCTTCATCGCTTCGGTGTCGTTCCGATACTGAGAGTTGAAGATAATGAGCCCGACCTCATCACGCACCGCTTTGAAGTACTCTGCTGAGTGAACCTCCGGCCAAGGCACGTTCTCGTTCTCGTCGAAGCAGTCAACGATGAAGGTGTCATCCTTCAGATCGTTCTCTAGAAGATGCCCGTAAAGATCAGACGGGTTGTAGCGAGTACCGCTGTGATGCTGTTCGCCGCGGAATCGAAACATCGGGTCGGGAGCCATGATCAGCGGCCGATAGGTCTTATAGTACCAGGTGTATACCCGCTGACGCATGTTCGGAGAACGCGCGTTGTCCTCAGTTACGAGATCGTCTGGTAACCCCACATCGAAGTGCTTACCCGTAATCGCGGTATCCGGGCCTGCGCACATTATGGTTGGCTCCTTCGCAATCAACTTCCGGCCAACCACCTCAATCGCGGTTGTATCCCACTTGCTAACCAACCTCGGATCATAGAATGCACCGAAGATCTCGATAAGCCGCTCGTTGCCCTCTAGGTGTCCCTTGACCTCTCTAAGAATGTCAGCGGCCGACGACTTGCTCTCCGATACAAGCAGTATCCTAATGTCGCGCGTTACACAAAGGTAGTAGATGACCCGGCAGACCGTGCAGATAGTTGTCTTACCGCTCCCCCGGTAAGACATGCTCAAGCTTCTCGGGTGCAGCATCTGCCACCTCATCATTGCAAGATGAAACGGCTTTACCTCATACCCGAGTACGTACGTAGCAAGAATGTCTACGCGACCATTCTCAACAACCATCCGGCGTATCCACTCATTAGAGGTGGTGCGCATCTGCTCATACGCGACATGGAGCTCCGAGCGATCGAGCTTTTCTAGTCGGCCTATCGCGCCGCGTATGAGCGGAACCACCTCTGCGCCAGACTGCATAGCTACCGCACCGCCTCCAGCCTGGCTCCGGAGACCAGGATATCAACGATATCGTTTGCGGCCATCGTCCCACTAACTTGTATCCAGATCACAGTACCGTTCACGTCACACTCATACGAGTAAGGTGTGTTCGCAGCTGGCGCAGTTGCGGTCTTGGCAGTTGCGAATGACACGAACTTCCCTGCGGCGTTCGACCATTGCAGCACTTCAATGTTAGGGGTTGGGTTGCCGGCCTTCGGAACAACCTGAACGAGTCCTTCCTTGAAGCCAGCCATGCTCATGCCACTCGCTCGAGTGGTTGGAACGGCGGCGTCCACCGCATCCTTGACAGTGCGATGAAGAACGAAAGTAGGAGCCAGCGCCGCTGACGATCCTTGGGGTTTGTCATCCCCGTACTTGAAAGTAGATAACGGTGTGTATGGTGAAAAAGGCATTTCGTCTTCCTCTCGATTAGGGTGGGCTAAGGCTGGTGACAACGAACAGTCCACCACCAGCCACAAAGCCCGCGGCTAACTAATCCCAAGCCTCATAGTAGAGCTGCTCGCCAGAGACGTTGATATCCGCATCCGCTCCAAGAGTGAACCCGCTTGCAAGCGGGGTAATCCCGTTAGCCGAGAGGAACATCCCCGCACCAAGCGCGGCCATCGCGGTCAAGTTCGCACCCGCTGTCGGGGCAGCCGACACAACCAGTTGTATCAAGTCACCTGCCACGCAGTCGACGTCCAGCGCAAGCGACTTCTTGGTTCCGTCAGCTTCCGTGTTGGCGACCGTGAGCTCACCCTGCGATACTCCGTTCTTGTGCACCTGCACCGTGGTGCTGCCAGCGGTACCGGTCGTTCCAACCGCAATGCGCAAGTTGGACAACTTGTGCGACTTGTTCAACACAACGCCAGCCAGGATAGCTGTCGCGATCGTTGCCTGCTGCGCAGATATCGATCCCAATCCATCCGACAGTTCCTTTAGCCCGGCTCCATCGATCATCTCATGGTTCCACTCCAGCTTCCCGGGTGAAACTCCAGCCTTCAGAACCTTGACCATGCGAGGCCGGAAACCAAGCTTCGTGACATTGAGGGCCGAACCTGTGCCCGTTAGTGATCCCGTTACGTGTAGTCGATCTGACATTTCTACCTCCTGTGGGGTGCGCTCTTGACGGCTATCCGGACCTGTCAGAACCCGGTAGCCTGCCGCAGCTGGAGCGCGTTATGGAGGGCACCATTGCCCTCAGTGATCCTCCTTGACGACCCTGCGGCCGCCATGAACTCTTGTGCGCACATGACCCTTGACCGGAACCTTCTTGATGACCGGACTTCGATGCAGCGGCCCAGGCTCTAGGTCTAAGAGCCCTTGGTCACCAAACCGCATGCGCATCTCGTGAAACTCCGTTACCTCGGTCATAATGTGTTTACGGAACTCGACGTTGGACATCTCCTTGATCGCCTGTCCCGCCTCGAGGCCACCCGTCGATATGCGTTTGATCAGGCCGAGGTCCAGGCCTGTTCTCATAAGCTCCTTGTGCACGTCCGCCTGTGCCTTGATCGCGTTGACCCGGGCAGACTGGTTCTTCTGATCCGCAGAGTCCTTTTCCACCGCCTTGAGGTCCGTAATGCATTGACGCATCTCGATCGCGTACTTTACGTAAGTGTGCTCGGTCGATCTCGAGCGCAGTAGCTCTGCCTCGTGGTCGAAGAACTTACGCTTCAGCTCGTATATCTCCTCCCAAGCAAGCCCCATTTCGTCAGCGATATCGCTATCTTCCATGCCAGCGACTAAGCAAATGCGCAGCTTGGTAAACGCGGCTCGAAGCTCGTTTCTGGATAGGTGAAGGGCCATTACACTTCAAGACTAGCTATATGAATCAAAAGTGTAAAGGTACAACAGACCTTGAAGTGACTTATCAGAGGTGTGAACAGTTCGGAAACTGTTCGCGAACTGTTCGCTCTTAGACAAAAAAAAAAAGGCGCGTCGATCCGTAGCAGGGATGACGCGCCTTTCCACCATCGGCGTCTGGAGACCGATGGGCACACTAAAACAACGATAGCTATATAACGAAGAGCGGCTGCGGAAGAAAAAACTAAAGGAGATGGTAACCCGCTGACTCCGCTAATATCTAGAACAAGCATCCTTCAAGACAAAAAAAAAAAAGCGCCGCGTTGGTGGGGGGATACCAACGCGGCGCTCGGTGCTCGCCGTTACAAGAAGGGGAAGCAGTCGCTACTCTAACTGATCACCCCAGAATGTCCAGTTTTCCCGCTCGCAGCAACCGCGCGCGAAGAACTCTGCATAAGGTCCTAATGACCTCGCTTCAATCAAGTCGTACATGCAATCGGGCTTTGCCGAATGCTTACCACGAGGACCGATCAACACGTCCTCTAAGTCACGTGCCTCGGTGCACACATCGTAACCTTTACCTTTCACACAGAACAGCGCTAACTCTTTGGACCCGCGAAAGTACTGACCCAGTCCCATCTTCAGCATCTCGCGAATGACATCAGCTAAGACGCGGCCGCGCAACTTCTCAAGCTGCCTCTCTTCGATAACCTCGAAGGCCTCGTTGACCAACTTGATCCACGAGATGGTGTGGATATATCGGAACCCAAGCTGCCTAGCAAGCTCAATGCCCTGTGGGAGAAAGTTGTCTGTCACCCACAGGTACATATGAGCATTGTCGGCAGGCCGGAAGATCGGGCTCATCCAGATCTCTTGGAAGATCTGCGTCAACTTCAGCGTCTTATAATGTCTGTCGGCTCCTCGCTTTATCTTCCCGCCGCCCTTCTCCTCCCAAGGCGGGTCAAGCAGTAACGTCGGGAATCGCCGCCTATCAGTTCTTCCGATCGACTTCGAGTCCATCGACCATATCCGGCTTGGGCGGGATCTTGAGCCTATCGGTCACTGGGCAAGTCACAACGGTCATGGTCACATCCGCTCGGGTTCCATTGAGGATGAGTGGCATCTTGCCAATGGACTGAGCCGCGCAAGCAAAACCCAACGCTCTCAGCTCGAGCGCCCGTCGCTTGGCATCAAATGAAGACTTCGAGTACCACTCTTGAA